TGAGGTCTTCAAAGACGCTTGAGGTCATGGCTCAAACACTTGGATGAAGGTGGCAGTGATCGTGGCGCGGTTGACGTAAGGGATTGTTTTGTTCCACTGCGGGCAAATCCACTTGCCGGTGCTGCCGTCTGGTGTGGTCCATTCGAAAGATTCGGCGCCAGCGCGGGCTTCGAGGAAGGTTTCGATCGTGTCGGCGTTGGTTTCGCTGACTTCCCAGGTCAGGGACCACTGTTTGGCGTCTTGGTTGAGGCCGTAACGCAGGCGCTGGCTGTAGCCGTCTCCGTATTGGACCGTGCGGACGTTGGGTTGGCTGCTCTTTTGGGCGCCGTATGTAGGCGTGATCGCGGGGAATGTTGCCATTACGCCAGCAAGCCTCCGGGACGCTTCTGCTTGATCAATTCTGCCTGCACAGCCGCTCCAACAACACGTCCCAGGGCAGCAGCATCGGGTCCGTTACCTTGCACGCTGGAGCCGCTGGCGTCGACGTTCACTACTACATTAGCGCCGCCCATGCCGAGGGCGTCGTTGGGGTAGATGCTGCCACTGGTGCGCGGCATGAATAGTTCTGGGCCGCGTTCGCCAACCAAGTAAGGCGATCCAGCAGACACAGGGCCTCCGGCTGCGCGGGCGCTGAATGTACCGCCTAGGAATGGACCGAGTGGGTTGCCGGCTACAGATGGACCGCCAAAACCGCCGGTGCTGAGTCCGAAAGCTCCAGTGGCAACTTTTCCTGAGGCATACGTTGGAGCGCCGCCGCTAAATGGACTTAAAAATGTGCGGAGAGTGCTAATTGCCTGCTCAATAACAAATATACGGAGAAGTTGATTTGCAATTTCAATAAGAACTCCCGAGGCTATACCCTGGAGACTGGTATTAAAGTTCTCAGCGCCGATAATTAGGGCTTGAAACGCTGAGGTCATTGTTTGACCCATTGTTCCAGCAATGCCTTCGGCAAGATCCTGTTGTTGGAGTTGCAGGAAATTTAGCTCTCGTAAAGCATTTATGTTTGCTGTGTATCCTTCGGATAATTTAGAAACACTTTCAAGTGTTTTAGTGGCTAACTCTTCGGAGCGTTCGCGCTCCAGGTCGCGCATAGTTTGGGTGTACCTGACCATTACTTCGAATATTCTTGCCTCGCGCTCGTTTTGACCTATTTTTTGCTGATTTATTTCCAGTATGGATAGTTGACGCTCATAAAACGCTTCAAGTTCTTTATTTTGAGCCGCTTGCGCTTGAAGTAACTGCAGTCGTATATTTAGTTCTTCGGCTGTGATGTCTTTGATTTCTTTTTCTTTTTTGGCTTTCGTGCCACCGCTTCCTCCGCCCATTGCTGCTTGAGCTGGAACATTAAAGGTTTGTAGAGGCGTTGCAGCTGCTTTGGTAAAGGCTCCGGGGGCAGCGAGTTTTAGTTGACGGGCACGCTCGGCTTGGAAGAAACTTTCTGCTGCGGGGTTGAAGGCCCGGATGCCTCCAACAACACCAAATTTTTTAGTTGTGGCTTGCTGTGCAGCAGTTTCTGCTTTTATAGTTGCTTGCATCATTTTGCCGCCGCTAATTAAATCAGCGAGGCGGCTAATTGCGCGGGAGAGCGCGTTGATAAAGTCTTCAACACGGGCTTTAAGCCAGTCAAATACAGGCCCCAAAACTTGACCGATGCTTTTTATTGCTTGGGTTGTGGCGGCCACAAGTTTTTCTACGCTGTCGCGTAGATTGTCCATTGCTGATCGCTGTTTATTTGCTGCCGCTTCGCCCTTATTTCCCATATCAACCAGTGTGTCAATAAGCGACTGAACAGATATATCGCCATCTTTAGCCATTTTTAATATGGCGTCACGGCTTACTTTGTACTTCTCTGCTAGAGCGCCTTGTATATCAATACCCTGACTTGTCAACTGGTTTAGGTTTGCTTGGCTGACTTTGCCGGATTCCAGTACAGATGTAATTGCGTTACCTACTTTTTCAAAGGAGCCGCCGTATTTGTCGGTTAGTGTTGTAATTAACTGGATTGCTTTTCCTTGATCTTCAATAGCTAGTCCCAGGCCGCGGACATTTTGAATTACGCCGGTGAATTTTTCAATGTCGGTGTTTGCAATTTTGAAGGCATCGGACAGCATTTTTGTCTGCTGCGCGGAAAAGCCGATGTCTGCAGCGAGTTCTTTTACTTTTTGACCCCTGGAAGCAATGTCGCCAAGCAGCGTGCCAACGAGAGATAGCGCGAAGCCGGCTTGGCCGCCCAGTAGACCACCGGCGGCACCACCGATAAAACCGCCTGCGGCGGCTCCGGCGCCTTGGCCAAACAGCAAGGGGAAGGCGCCGCCGATCAGGGCACTACTTGCTGCTGCACCAAAGCGGCCTCCGCCGCCGGCTGCACGTCCGGCGCCTCCGCCTGCCGCAGCGGCTAGTGCCGCTGGAGAGCCTGGCATAGTGGCCGTCCCACGGATGGGGGATGCAGGGCCGCGGGCAAAAGGTACGGGAGCCGCTTGAGGACCTATTGCTTTTTTGTAGGCATCTGATGTTTCGACAATTTTGCGCCTGTTTGCTACTTCTTGTGCGATTAAAAAGTTTTTACGTGCGCGAGCTTTGTTCTCTAGCTCTATTGCGGTAACCAAAGCTTTTACAGCTCGTGCCTCTTGCGCGGTGCCTTCGGCTGCGCGGCGTAAAGCACTTTCAGCTTTGCCTACAGCAATGGCGTAATTTTGCATACTTGAGACGCGAAATACGCCTTCAAGTTGTTTAGCTCTACCGTTAATTACAGTTATTTCACGATTAAGCCGGTTCAGACTGCGTGTGAATTCGTTAATTCTTTGGCCGCCTTTTATGGCTACTTCAATGTCTACGCTGTAATTGGCCACGGCAAGGCGTAGAAGAGTCTGTCAGCAGTTTACTTGGAACGCTGCGTCCCAGCCTGACTCTTGCGCTTGGCGCGTTCCATGGCCTTTTCTTCTTGGTCGGCCTTCAGCTGGAAAAATGCTGCCCACGAGGTCAGCTCCTCTTGTGTCAGCTGAGTTGATAGCTGGGCGACGGTCATGCCCAGCTCGCTGGCGAGGAAAAAGATGAAGTACCAGTCGGGGTTAGCTTTTTAGGGCAGCTTTCGCTTCCTCCACCTTGGTTTCGGAGCCGGAGGTCAGCATGGCCAGTTGGATTTCTTGGAGGATGCTGGCTTCGACTTCGCGGCGGAGGGCAGCGCGGTCGCCGTCTTGGAACAGGCGCTTACCATCTTTGTCGAGGGCTTTTTCGATCATCAGACTCAGCGCGAAGTCGCCGGCGTCATCGGTGCCGGACTTCTTCTGGATGGACTCACGCTCGGCGATGGTCAGCGGGTGCCAGTAGATCTCCAGCAGGGTCTCGTCGCCAGACTTCACTTCGTGCTTGTAAAGCTGGCTGACTCCGAATTTGTTGCGGAGCAGTTCAACGGCTCGCATGGAGCAAGTGCAGGTTGTTCAATAATACATTAGGCGTTTGCCGTGAATTGGCAAGAGATAATCCCCACAAAGTGTGAGCGGTCCTCAATGTCCAACGGTGTTGGGCCTGTGATGTCCCGGACTTTGGGCTTGCAGGTAAAGGTGTCGGTGTAGCCCGAAGCGTTCACGGAGGTGAGGCCGTCAATCACCGCTTCGCACAGGGATGAGAGGGTGGACGTTCCAGCGTTTTTGGGGACGTAGACGTTGCACTGGACGACGCCGCTGTAGAAGTCGGAGGCGGCGCCCATGTTTTGCATGGTGGCTTGGGTGAAGTTCACCGTCATCGCCACGTACTTGGTGGTTTTGCTGGGTGTGGTGTAGGGGACGTTGTCGTACACCATGGTCACCGTGGGGTCGACGGCAGCTACCGCGTCGGTGACGGCTTTTTCAAATGCGGCGCGGGTGTTGACAAGTGCCATCGGTTAAATCCTCTCGTAAGAAACATAATCGCGTCCGCCCAAGAAGCCCAAGCCGCCTGTACCGCGAGTCGTTCCAACGAGGACTTGAGGAGCGCGTTTTTCGTTAAAGGTGGATTCCAGCAAAGGCCGAAGCTGGCTCTGTACAAAAGTGGCTACTTTCGGGTTTTCCAGGGCATAGGCGGCGTACTTTGTGCTGTTGCCGATGAATACTTTGTCCGTGTAACGGAATGACGGGGTGGCAAAACGGGGTTCAATTTTGTAGGCGGTTGTGTCGCCTTTGTCGCGGCGTTTCTTGAGTCCTGCCCAAGGTTCGAAGTCTTCAACGCGGTCTGTTGGTTTGGTGCGTTGGGTCGATGCCTTCCAGCTAGAGGCGAAAAAGCCTGTGTAGACAGGGCTGTGGTCCTTGCTAGCGAGACCTTCAAGTGCCAGTTGGATGAAGGTGTTGTAGTCGGCGCTGAGTTTTTTGTTGAGGTCGGGCAAGATGTCCCGCAGGCCGCGTCGTGCCATCAGAAGCGCACCAGCAGGATGAAGAGGTATGTTTGGCCGCCGCGGTAGGTGCGGATGTCGGTGATTTGGGCGGTGCGGCTGGAGCCGGCGTAGGTGAAGCTGACTTCGTCGCCGAGGGTGGGTTGGTTGTTGCCGATTAGGTCGGGCGTTATGTAGATCTTGGCTTGGCGTTGTTCACGGCCTTCCTCTTCCTCGGAGACCACAAATTCAATGGGGACTTTGATATTTGAGTAGTTGGTGTTGGTTGTGGTTAGTGCTCCAGTGCTGGTGTTGTAGGTGGGGGTGGCTTTGCGGGTGTAGGTGATGGTGGTGTCGAGGGACGTGCCGAGTTCGGCGACGACGTCTTTTGCGACGGATTTGAAGAGGGAGTCGAGGGCGCCAGCCATGTCAGCCTCGGAATACGCGGATCTGGTAGGAGCCCGAGCCGCCTAAGCAGTAGGGGCCGAGGTAGGTCTGGAGCCAGGGGTAGACGTCAAAGACGTTGTTGATGGTGCCAACGGCTTGGCTGGTTTTGCTGTATTTGACTTGGAGGTCGCCCAGTTTGACTTCGTCGTAGAGGCCGGTGGTGCCGGTGCTATCAGTGATAGCACCAGTGTCATTGGCGAGGGCGCGTGCCAGCTCGTAGGTGGCGTACTTGATTTGGTTGGGGATTAAAGAGCACTCCAGCTCAACGCCGTCGACGTCGTAGTTGTTGCGCGGCCATTTGAGGGCTTGATCTTCGTCGCAGCGGTCGCCCAGGTAGTTGAGGCTGTCGATCCAGCGGGTGGCGGAGATCAGGGCGCGGTTTTTTTGGTCGTCGGTTTTGTTGGTCCAGGTGGCGGAGTCGGGGACCGTTTCGAAGTAGGCGTTGGCGTCGGCCAGCGTGACGTAGCTGTTGGCCGTGGCGCTACTCAAGGTGGCGTTAATTGTCGCGGCCACAGCAACTGTTCATTCTTTATTGCAGTG